CAGTTTTGTTTTGGGTTTGTTACGTTTACTATGATATGGGAGACCGAATAAAAGATTCTAGTTTTTTAAGTATAATTGCAAAGCACCATAAAGAATGGGTTGCTACTGCTACTGGTTTAGGTGGTGGAGATTATGCAGAAGATATAGTACAAGAGGCTTATTTAAAGATTTATAAATACGCTAATCCAGACAAGATAATTACAGATGGCAAAGTAAATAAGGGCTATGTTTTTTTTGTTATAAAAAGTATTCTTTACACTTTAAAAAAAGAGCAAAAAAAGTACATTAAAACACCTATACAAGACTATAAGTTTTCAGACGATTCAGATACAAGTGAACAAGAGGGTTTCCAAAAGATATGCGATTTAATAGACAGCTATATGTTAGAACTTCAAAACAAAGCTAAAGCAGAAAATAAAGAAAGCTATTGGTATGACGGTAAGATATTTGAGATGTACAGAGACTCAGACCTATCTATAAGAGGTGTGGCAGCTTTAACAGATATTAGTTTTGTAAGTATATTTCACACATTAAAGCACGTTAAGCAAGACCTTAGAGACAAATTTCAAGAGGATTGGGATGACTACAGTAATGAAGATTATGAACTAATTAAATAGATATGGGATTAGGAGACTTAGTGGCGATTATAACTAAATACACTGGCATAGCTTGGATAGTTAAAAAGCTGTTTGGGAATGACTGTGGCTGTGATGAAAGAAAAGACAAATGGAATAAAATTAAAATAAACAGAAATGGATAAGCTAGATTTAATAGATTGGCAACTATTTACACAAAGCCCTAATGATACTTTGTCTATTGAAGATGTAAAGCTAATATCAGAACTACACGCCAAGTATTATAAACACACCTACCACACACCTTGTAGCTGTAATCCTAAGACTATTGTAGGCTGGATAAAAGACCTTAATAACATTTATGAAGGATTGGATTGAAGCTGATTTATTTAACTGGCTTAAAGATAACATCTATCCAGACTTAGTAAAAGCTAAAAATCAAATGTCTAGGTGGGATTGTTATAGCCCAAAAGAAAGTCATAGAATAGAGCTAAAATGTAGAAAGGCACACTACGATACCTTACTACTAGAAAAGAAAAAGTACTTAGCTATGGAACTAGAAAGCCAAAAACATTTAGACATACCTTTTTATATTAATTCTACCCCAGAGGGTGTATGGTCTTTTAACCTTTATTTGATAAAACCTATATGGGAGACTAACAACAAGAATCCAGCAACAACACAATTTGCAAACACAAATAGAATAGAAAAAGAAGTAACTTATTTAAACATTAAAGAAGGAATAAAACTATTATGAAAGGAAACAAACTATATTATTCTGCTACTACTTATGACGTTATAGACATCATACAAGACTATAAGCTGTCTTTTAACAGAGGTAATATCTTAAAGTACATAATAAGGGCTGGGAAAAAAGATAACGAACTACAAGACTTATTAAAAGCATTAGACTATTTAGAAAGGGAAGTAGAACATATACGGCATTTACAAAAAATAGAAACGGACAATATTAAGGAGGGGCATTAGCCTCTCTTTTTTTTTAACAAAATTTTAACATTTTATTATTTTTAATTAACAAACATTGTTTATATTTGTAAGGAACAATAACACTAAAACAAACATTATGAAACTATCAGAAAAAATTAAAAGAGCATTAAAAGCAATTGACAACGAAAAAGAGAGTATTAATGTTTCTTATAGCCTAGCCAAAGATAGCGATGATGATGGCAAGGGCTATTTCAACTTTGAGGCTTTAATTGCAGAAACTAAAATAGCAGCATTAGAAGAACTTTTAGATGAATTATTATCACTAATTAAAAAATAGAGAAAATGAAACAAACAACATTTTACGCTATTATAATAATTATAGTATTTACATTGGCATTAACTTTTACTTATAAAGATGGTGCTTTATTTATTAAAACAGAAGATATGGAAAAAGAACAAGCAATACAGATTTTGGAGAATCAAATATACTTAGCATACATAGCAGATAATAGATACTCTTACAACAAGCTAAAACAAGTATTAACCTATTTAAAAGAACAAGATGGAAACTAATATAATGTACGAAGGATTAGAATTTACAATTCAATATGATTTAATACCAGCAGAGAATGGAAGCTATGACACAGAACCATTTGAAAAAGGTGTAGATATAAACGGAATTAGCTTAGGTGGTAATTGTGTAGATTTTATGCTAAACGAAAGAACAACAAGAATACTAAAAAGATTAATACTAGAGTTATGTTAAGCGATTGCTGCGGTGCAGAGGCTTGGTATGAGTCTGACATCTGTTCTGATTGTATGGAACATTGTGAATTTAACGAAGAAGAATAGAAATTATGATGCTACCTTACAAAATTACAATAGAACAATACGAAATGAAATTTTCAGTAGAATTAGACCACTCAGACATCTCTTGGGATGAGTATGTTAGTATGTTAGAAAGCATATCAAAGGGAGTTGGTTGGGGTGAGGAAAATGTAAGAGAACTATTTGGATAGTATGGAAAACAGTAATTTTTTACAATGTTTTAAATAAATAAATTATGAAAAAACTATTATTAATATTATTATTTACAAGCTGCTCGGTAGATGAGCCTATAGTAGAAGATTGTGCTATAAAATACCAACCACAAAGAGGTTGCTTTATAGTAACTGGTTTTAGGGTAGACTTAGACTGCAGCTTAGAAGTTGTTTATGTGATAGAGGGCATACGCAATGGGCGTATTTATTCTATAGCTACTGAGAAAGATGAATGGAAAATATTAACTATTAAAGATGGCTTATGCTATTAAAATTATGGAGTATTATATAACACCCATAAAAAGTTACACAGACAATTATGGAAATTGGTGGATTGAATTTAAAGAAAAAGAACTAAAAAAACTATTTAAAAAATATCAATATGATACTACTAATAGACGCAGATAGCCTTGTATGGTCAAGCTGCTTTAAAAAAAGAGAAAACAAAGAAGATAGCCCATACTTTGATAATATAGATGATGCAACCGCAAAGTTTGATGAAGTGTTTATGAGCATAGTAAATAAAATAGAGGCAATCTACCCAGTAGACGACTACCTACTTTTTAACAACTCAAGAGGTAATTTTAGAACAAAAATATCTAAGACCTACAAAGCCAACAGAAAGAACCAACCTAGACCAGAACTTTTAGGACAAGTACATAACTTTGTAACAGAACAGTATGGCGGCATAGCAGAAGCTGGTGTAGAAACAGACGACGTGGTAGCTAAGTATTGGTTTAATATGACACAAGAATACGGAAGGAATGAAGTAATGATAGTCAGTATAGATAAAGACTATAAGCAGTTCCCTTGTTTAATGTATAACTATCACTCAAAGCACCAATGCGTACACGATATAACAGAAGAAGAAGCCTTGTATAACTTCTATGAACAAATGATAATAGGAGATACTGCTGATAATGTAAACTATTGTAAAGGGTATGGTGTTAAGTTTACTGAAAAATACTTAGTGAATTGTGTAACTAAATACCAGTACACTAGAAAGGTGTTTGAATTGTTTAAAAAAATACATAAAAGCAAAGCAAGAGAAAGGTACTTACTTTGTTATAACCTTTTAAAACTTAGAACAGAATAAAAATAGAGCCATAAATGAACATCAAAGAAGAATTCTACCTTATAGCTTTAGAACAAATATACAACGGTGTACCTCTTTACATAATAGAAGAGATGCTAGAGGATTTAATAGAACAAGAACAATACTTAAAATGTGCTGGTGTTTACAAAGCACTTGAGTTTGCTAACAGTAACACAATGCAATCAATAGAAAAAGAATTAGAGATATAAGTATGTTTTAACAAACAGCCAAATAAGGTAAAGAAATAATAGTGATAAATTAAAATATATGAATGTATTAAGTTTATTTGACGGAATGAGTTGTGGACAAATTGCACTCGACAAATTAGGAATTAAAGTAGGTAATTACTTTGCAAGTGAGATTGATAAACACGCAATAAAAGTAACTAAAAGGAATTACCCAAACACAAAACATATAGGTAGCGTTACAGATGTAAAAGGTATTGACTTACCAAAAATTGATTTACTCTTTGGAGGAAGTCCTTGCCAAAGTTTTAGTAGCACCGGCAACGGAAAGGGTTTTGATGGTAAAAGTGGCTTGTTTTGGGAATTTTCAAGGATTTTAAAAGAAGTGAATCCAAGATACTTTTTGCTTGAAAACGTAAATATGAAAAAGGAGTGGAAAGATATAA